TTCCACGCAATATCCTTTGCCATCCTATAAGTTGGCGCACAATAGAAATAAACCTCATTTGGCCTATTAATAGCCCCTCTCAACAGTTCTATACAAGATAAATAACTTTTTCCAAATCTTCTACCAGCTACCAGCACCCTAAATCTTTTATCACTATTAAATACCTCCCCTTGAGCATATCTCAAGCTGATTTCATTCTTGTCTTTGACATTTGTTGCCATTTATTTCACAAAATTACCATTACTTACACCTAGTTATAGCCTATTTCACTTCTTTTAAGTTATCATTCAACTAAATACTACTAAGATCAAGTCTGTGGCTTCCTCTATTTTTCCAGAAAACATAAACAATAATTCAATATCACAACCAGTACCCCGTAAACGGGTTCGTTCCTCTATCTCAGATGTTCTTAAACGTGCTCAACGTCTATACGCTAGACAACTTGAAGGTAAAACTACTCGCCAACTAGTCCTAGAACACGCTTCCATAGAAGGTATCTCTGAAACTACCTCCTGGGAAGATTGGAATAGAGTTAAAGTTTGGAATGACGAAGATTGGCAGAAAGATAGAGAAGTTCTTCTACCACGCTTACAAGCTATGAGAATACGTCTATTCAATAGAGCAGTTAAAAAGGGTCAGCTACAGACAGCAGCACAGATCCTAGACTCTTTAGGCAAGGTAATAGGTGAATCTATAGAAACAGTTAATATTCAAGCTCCAGAACTTTCCATAAAAGTTGAACCAAAAAATTAATCAAAATATATTTAAGTTCCTAGAGTAAAAATTTTTTTTTAAATTTTGCGCAACGTTGCCCCCTATTGCCAAAAATTGCCAGCGATTGCCAAAAGTTGCCAGCAATAAAAAATAATTGCCAGTAATAAAAAAATATTGCCATAAGTTGCCGAATAGAATTAATAATAATCTTTTGTTATTATCTCTTTATTGTTTACGATAATTTGATATAATAGAATTAGCCTATGTATGACTTTGAAATTTATTATTGATCTTCCATCAGGTGGAACACGTTCCAACTAATCAAGACTAAAACTATTTTTCAGAATCACATAAGCATTAACAAGTTAATTAATTCATTACATACCAGAAATGAAAATCAAAAAAACCAAAAACAAGGATCGCTTAACAGTTGCGATTAATGTAAGGATTGAGGAATCTCATGCCAAAATTATGGATGAGATTATTAGAAAATCTTTTGGAGATCAAATTAGCAGGAGTCAATTTTTAAAGATTGCACTTGTTGAGAAATTACAAAAATCAACTTTAGGAATATAAGAAAATGAAATTTTATTTATTTCTAACTATTGGAACATTAATTTTTTTCTGGGCTTTTGATAGTTCATTAAAAAAATCAACTCATATTCACTGTGAGTCAGGAATAGTATCTGCATGTGAAGCAATCAAAACAAAAATGTATTAAATCAATTAAATTATTTTATTAATCAAATGACATTAACAAAAACTACTCCAGAAGAAACTTTCAAGTTTGAAGCTGTAACTAAATATGAGATTTCAAAAGAAGATCTCATTAATTTATTAATTACAGTTGGTCAAGGTTCTAGTTACTGGGCTAAGATTTGCGTAAATTTTAGACCGAATCGAGCATATAAAAAAGGATATTTAAATTTAGAGTGTGAAGGGTGCATTGCTATAAATAAAACTGATTTTGATTTAAATTCAAAATTTTATATTGAAGATATGCAATGTTATGAGTTTGATGATATTTCAGAAATAGAAGTTATACAAGATAAGACAGTTAAAGAATTTATTGAAGCAATTAAAAAATGTTTAGAAAATCCTAATTATAGAAGTGATTTTAAAAGTAATTTAATTGAAGCTTTAGCTTCAAAAGATTATGGAATGTTAGATGCTTCAGATATGGACTTTATATTTCAGGTGTTTACTTTTGGTAGGTGTGTCTATGGATAAATAAAAAATATTAGTTAATATAAATATCTAGGTAAAAACGCCTAGATATTTTTTTGTAAAATTTTATACAATAAAAATTTTTAAAAATATTTTAAAAAATAAATAATAATAATAAAAAAATATTAGAAGTAATAATAATAAAAATAATAATATTATGAATGAATTTTATAAACAGTATGAATGAATTTTTTGAATGAATGGAAAATATTATGAATGTTAAATAATAACATTACTTTCACGTTATTATCATGTATAATTAAAGAGTATTCATACCAGAATTATCAATGAATCAATTAAAACAAGATGTAAAAAATTACATCATTCAACAACTTAATGATAATGTTGGCTTAGATCAACATATTTCAGATTTACATCATTATTTGCTTAATGAAAATTATTTCATTATTGGATATTATAACGCCGAACAGTGGTTAATAAAAGATAATGGATCAATTTTTGAAGCTATAGAAAAAATAAGAGAATATGAACAATCAAATTTTGGTGAAGTATCAACTGACTTATCAAATTCTGAGAATGTAGCTAATATGGTTGCTTATATTCTTGGTGAGGAAATTTTATACAATAATAATACTTATCAATTATTCACTAGATTTCATAATGAATATTTAGATAAAGATAAAAGGGACTTATTAGTTAGCAGTTTAAAAGTAGAATAAAAATGTATTTTGATAGATTCGATATTTGTGAAGCATATTATTGTTATGCTTATGATTATCATGAAGGACAATTTTCTGAAATTTATAAAATTTTTGGAAGATTATATGAATTAGACTTTAAACCTAGAATGGATTTATGTTTTGAATCATTGAATGAAAATTCACAATATATATATCAAAACTTAGTTAATAAAAAACATTTATCAGGTTTCTAATGAATAAAAAAATTAAAGATTTAATGATCGGTCAAGTTTTTAACTATGAGTTATTGTTTAAAGGTCAATATGTAAAGGCAATAAAAAAAAGTTCCCGTACTGCTTTAATTTGTCTTGATAAAGATGAAAAAAACGATTTTATTACATATATAGGAATGAATACAAAGGTTTATGAAACTAATGTTGTTTATGCTCCTTTTATAAGTCGATAAACATATAGAGACTTGAAAAAAGTCTCTATTTTTTATATATATTTCAATACTTGCAATTTTTTATATATATATGTACAATAACTTACATAAACATACCAGTTTAAATGAAACCAACTAAATTAAAAAAGCCTATGAATCGGCTTTTATATCAATCAATAATGGGTGAATACCTTATTCATCCTAATGAATGTTTAGAAAACTTAAATATTCAAAAAGCAATAAGCATGAATGATGAAGTAATGCTTAGAAAAATCCTTGAATGTGAGTATTAATTATGAATTATAAAGTTACTTATCCCGTTGATTATCTTGACAGTAAGCCTACTGTTAAAACTTTTGATGACTTCTATGAATTAGAAGAATGGATTGCTGAAGAAGTACAACATAGGATTGACTATACAGTTCAGCATAGTCCTTATACTATCTCTGAAGAAGAGTATGCAGAGATAGAGGAATATGAATACTCACTAATCCATATAGAGGATCTAAACTAATGAATCCAAAAGAACACTTATTTAAATTCTATTCTGATCCTGCTCATGGATGGTTAGAAATGCCTTTAGAAGTAATTAAACAACTTGAAATGGAAATGTTTCAAATTTCTGAATTTTCTTACTACGATAAAAAAACAGATTTTGTTTATGTAGAACAAGACTGTGATTTAACTAATGTCAAAACTAAGTATGAAAGAAAGTTTAATCAGAAACTACTTGTACCAGAAAGAGTAGTTCATATTGAGCTTGATGAAAATAACTTTATAAGAAAGTTAGATCCTTATGCTACTTATACAAGTGAATGTATATCAGCTACACCTGTAGAAGATCAAGAGATATTAGATGGTAAAAATCAAAAATTAGCATTAGTAAAAACTTTTTTAAAGTTTTACAATTCTAAAGATAGTTTGTTAGATGAAAAACTTAAATCAGATATTATCTGGTTTGGTACTGGACTAACTCCATGTGAATTTGAAGCATGTAAATTAACTGCTGAAGATTATTTTAAAAAAGGATATAAAGGTGATGAATTATGAATATAAATCCTAATAAAAAATACAAATTTATTGATAAAGATTTAATTAATGGATTTGTTGTAGTTACTGGTAAAGAATTAAATGCAATTCTTGAAAAGTCTTACAAAGAATATATGGAGAATAAAAAATGATTATAGATCCATTTTTAAATAATCCTAAAAAATTAGATTATCAATTATCTAATTCTATTTATAAACCAAAAACAAAAAAAAATGAAACTAAAAAAAACTAGAAAAGAAAGAAAGTGTTATGCATGTAAATCTTTAATTAATAAGGGAGATTTATACGGCCAAAAAAGCATAGCACTTGGAGAAAAAGTTAATGGAGAATCAGAAACTTTTGATGGTATGAATACTGTAGTTCATTACATGAGAATACCAGTATCAATGTGTAAAACTTGCTTGGATAATAAATAAATGAGATATAAACAACAAATCAAAGATATACCAGTAGATACTTCTTGGTCTTATGAAGAAGATAGAGAATGGTTTATCAAAGAGATAAGTGACTTAGCTTTTGGTGAAAATACTATAGAGCGTGGTTATTCAATGGAAGAAGTAGTTATGAGACTTAAAAAGTATTCTGACTTTTCATTGAAGTGGGAAGAACATAGTGGGGAAGAATCATGTTAGATAAAGAAAAGTGGGAATACTCTAAAGAAGAAGCTAAGGACTTGGCTCAGGATTATCTTGATAGAGAAGAAACAAGAGCTAATTGTATC